TACTCTGCGAGATGTTGACACAGGGCTAATGACACTCGGCGCAGACACTATCGCTGACAACACAAATGCCCTTACCTACTTGCGATTAGTCGAGCGAAGCGAACCCGGTGCATTCTTCATCGGTAAGTCAGGAAATGTAATCTTCCGAGACCGCATCGCCGCTCCGACTTCTCAAGGCGTGACCCTAGCCGATGACGGCAGTGGTATCAAGTATCAGTCTCTTAGGGTGCAATACGGATCAGAACTCCTAGCCAATGAGATTGTTGTCAGCTCGGAGATAAGCTCCTATGAAGTCACAACACTAGACCTTGAGTCAATAGACACCTACGGAATCTTCAACCTGACCCGAACCGGGCTTCTAATCAACGCTAACGGCGATGTTGATGAGCTTGCCGAGTTCTACGCAAACAAATACTCACAGCCTGAATACCGCTTTGAGTCGGTTGAGGTTTTGCTTGATGAGCTAACAGATCAGGAGCAGAGCGACCTGCTCGGCTTAGAAATCGGCGATGTTGTCCAAATCAAATTCACCCCTAATGGTATTGCCCCGGCTATCTCCAAATACGCTGAAATAATCCGCATTGACAACTCGATTGACCTAGACAACCACATAATGTCTCTAGGCTTCTCGACACTTGACTTTGCCCTCTTAGTCTTGGATGACGCTCAGTTTGGTAAGCTAGACGCAGGCAACGCATTAGCCTTCTAATAGGAGAAACATGGCAGGTTTAGGCCGTAAAGTATTTACCGCAGGTGAGGTTCTAACCGCTGCGAACGTTCAGGATTACCTACAAGACCAAGCAGTCATGGTCTTTGCAGGGTCAGCTGCAAGAGGCTCTGCAATCGGCACAGCGACCGAGGGCATGGTGTCCTACCTAACTGACACCAACAAGATTGAAGTCTTCACTACTTATTGGGAGCAGGTCTGGCCTGTCTCTATTACCCCTGCGGTCAACACAATCGCCGCAACCGCAACGGCCTACACAATCGCTGCTACCGATGCCAATGACACTCTTTACTCATTGGCTACCGCTGCTGCCACAATCACAGTTTCCGATGTTTTCTCAATCGGTGACAGGGTTGACATTTGGAGAGATGCCGCTGGAACTGTTGTGATCGCTGCAGGCTCAGGCGTAACCTCATGGGCAGGTGCAGGAACAGCGGGCACAGCAGTCACCTTCAAGATAGATCAGCAATACAACGCCGCAACTGTTCAAAAGGTTGCAGCTAACACCTACCGAGTAGTTGGAAAGATAACTGCATAATGCCTATTCCTTTAGGAGTTCTTGCTGTTGCGGGAGCAGGAGCAGGGCCAGTTGGCCCAACTGGGGTCGCTGGCTATTTTATAGGCGGTATTTCATCATCTACAAATCAAACTACTCATGACAAATTTGCTTTTCCAAGTGATACAAGATCAACAATTACAGGATTATCGACTGCAACTAGAGGTCTTTCTGGAATGGCTAATTCAGGGGTCGCTGGTTATTATGGAGGAGGATTTAGGGCAGCAAACACTGATGTAATTGTAAAATTTACTTTTCCTGATGATACTAGAGCAAGTTTTTCGACTGTTTTAAGTGCTGCAAGAAATAACACAGCGGCTATGGCTAATTCAGGAGTAGCCGGTTATTACGGCGGCGGTGAAGAGGCTTCGGTTGTGGCCACAGTAGACAAACTTACTTTTTCTGGTGAAACGAGAAGCACATTGGGGACTGGGCTATCGGTCTCTGGAGAACAAGCCGCTGGTATGGCTGATGTGGGGGTTGCTGGTTATTTTGCTGGTATGAGGAATGGCGGAACTACTTATTCAACAGTTGACAAGTTTGCTTTTCCCGGTGATACAAGAACAAGTCTCGGAACTGGGCTTTCTACAGCAAGAAGGCTGATGGGAGCGTTCGCAAGTTCTGGAACTGCTGGTTACTATGGTGGCGGTTTGACAACTGTGGCTGTAGCAACTGTTGATAAATTTGCATTTCCAAGTGATACAAGGAGCACATTGGGAACTGGCCTATCAGTAGCAAGATCGGCACTTGCAGGCATGGCAGATTCGGCTGTGGCAGGATACTTTGGCGGTGGCGAGACAGATACTACGACTGTTGATAAATTCGCATTCCCAAGCGACACAAGGAGCACATTGGGAACTGGTTTGTCAGTAGCTAGAAGAGCATTGGCAGCAATGGCAGACTCAGGGGTTTTCTAATGTTTGAAGAAATAGAAAAGGTAATTAGACAGGTTCAACAGCCACGCTCAAAGTTTCAGCTAGAGCGTTTTGTTCTCGGTCAACACCCGACTCCAGAAATGCAGTTTTATCAAACCTGCATCGAACTACAGGATTTGATTTACAAATACAAGCTCGCCAAAATTAACATAGAAAAACAAGAACTGAAAATCTCTAGACTTAGGGAAACAAGTGACGCTCTAAAAGAGCTAAAGGCTCAGGAATTAGAGCTAGGCCTAGAACAAACCAGAACCGCAATGATTGGTGCTGAGCGTGAACTTGCTCACTTGATTGAAATTTACAACAGCTTTGAGCATAAATTTACGAGAGAAGAAATTGAAGCAGCGCAGCCTGACTATTGGAAGGCTCGTCTTTCTGGTAATGCTAGGGCAATGTTGATCGGTGGGGTCTCAGTCAATCCTGCCCACATTGAGGCTATGCAACAGGCTGGTATTCTTGACGAGTTTGTTCTTGAGGTTCAGGAAAGCAAGAAAGAGCTAGGTCTATGAAATACGCAATTTGGAACTTAGACATTACTAATCCAGAAAACATTACTGGCCCTGAACCGAAAATTGCTGAGCTCGGTGGTCACGCTGAGGGCGGATGGGTTCACGGACAGGCAGAAAATGGCGATGACATACTTGGCTATGTGACAGGCCAGTTCGCAACGGATGAGCTGTCTGCTTGGAACTACAGAGAAATTACTCAACAGCAAGCACTAGAGTTTGCCCTAGAAATAAACCCCGAAGCTTACCTAATCGAAGATGGCAGAATCGCCGCACCGATTGAGGAGTAACAAATGGCTGAGGAAACAAACGGCGTTCGCATAACGCAAAGAGACATCTACGAAAAGCTCATTGAGGTTCAATCGGTGCAGATTGAGCTGGTTGCCGATATCAAAAACCTCAAAGACTTACCTGCCCGCATGAATCGAGTAGAGCAGAAACTTGCTCGCATGGAGTGGATTGAGAAGCTGGTCTTTACCGCACTCGGTTCGGGCATTACTGGATTTATCGCAGCACTCTGGGCTTTGATCCGATGAGGCATCCCTTCTCAAAGAAACTCATAACCTCACGCTTCGGAACAACGGCGAGGAGACTCACCGCACACAGAGGTCTTGACTACGCACCGAAGGAAGGCAAAGCGATTCCTGCCGTTGCAGCGGGAACAGTTCAAGCGGTCAAATGGTCTTCAATTCTTGGTCATGTTCTAGTGCAGTCAGCTTGGGATGAGATTAACGGCAGAACTGTTTTTATCGGCTACTGCCACCTTCAGGAAAAGCCAACGCTAAAAGTTGGTGACAGGGTAAAAGAAGGTCAGACAATTGGCAAGGTTGGGAATACTGGTTCTGCTTCTAAAGGCGCACACTTACATCTGACCATTGGGCCTAAAGTCACATCGGTAACCTTTGGAGTTGTTTTTGACCCTGAAACCTTCATTGACGAGCGACTAAGTGCCTAGCTGGAAACACCGCAGAAGACTTATCTACTTATCTTTTGCCCTGTCTTCATTCATGATCCTGTTCGGGGCGATTACCTATGAGGCAGATTCCTCAGTTAGCCGAGAACTCATCATTGGCGGAGTGGCTTTGATTTCTATCATCCTGACCGCTTATACTGCTTTTGCTACTTACGAAGATGTAAAAACTAGAAAGGCACATGATGAGGATATTTAGTTTAGAGTTCTGGAGCTACGCAGGGGAAAGAGCAATCAAGACAGTTGCTCAGTCTGCAATAGCTGTTCTAGGCACAGGCTCAATCGGGCTGTTTGCTATTGACTGGGTTTCGCTTGCATCGGTTTCACTCGGCGCAGGGCTTCTGTCAATCCTGACAAGTGTCGCATTCAAGAAGGACTAACGCTCAGACGGCAGAGTCGCAGCCCAAATCCCATATTTCTGACCCGACTCAACCGCATACCTAAAGCACTCGGCCTTGACAGGGCAGGTATCGCATAGTTTCTTGGCGATGACTATAGACAGCCTTCGGCGTGTCTCGTCTCGGATTTCATCGGGAAAAAATAACTCTGGAAAGTCCTCACATGGCACACCGCCAGCGGCGTGAATAGCCTTTAGCAAGCGGTAGTGCTTCTGGTCGAAATGTCCCATCCCGATAGCCTAATTTGAAAATGTCAGAGGCAGGGTAGAAACTATGACCATGTTCAAAACACACGCACCTGAGAAGCTCAACAACGCAACCCTACTCGGAGTCTTTGAGGCTGGTTCTGACGAGTGGCACAACGCTCGCAAGGACTCAATCGGAGGCTCGGAGATTTCGACAATCATGGGACTAAACCCCTTTGAGTCTGCTTATGCACTATGGGCAAAGAAGACAGGCAAGATACCCTCACAGATTGAGGAAAACTGGGCAATCAGATTCGGCAAAGCGTTCGAGTTGCCAATCCTTCAGCTCTGGTCAGAGGAGCATCCTGAGTACGAAGTCTTCCTGACTGGCACTTACCAAGATGCCCTTATTCCGTTCCGACACGCCAACCCGGATGCGCTAGCTCGTCACCGGGAAACAGGCGAGTGGATCGTGATTGAGGTCAAGACAGGCCGACAGACTTGGGAAGAGTTGCCTGCTGGTTATTACTTGCAAGTTCAACACTACCTAGACATTCTCGGACTCAAGAAAGCCGCTTTGGTCGCAGTCGCAGGAATGACTTGGCATGACTACTGGATTGAGCGTGATGACTTTGAGATTGACATTGCCCGACAGAAGGCGATTGACTTTCAGACTTGTATGTTCGCAGACCAACGACCTGAGTGGGATGGCTCGGAGTCAACTTATGAGGCCGTTCGTTACCAGCACCCGCTGATTGACGAGTCAGAGGTTGAGATTGACTCGCTACACTACCTGTCAAACGCACAGGCAAGGTATGACGAGGCAGCGGAAGAACTGCGCCTAATCAAGTCACAAGTTCTTGATGCAATGGGTCGAGCTAAACACGCCTACATGGAAGTTGACGGACAGAAAGTTCGCATAGCATCGAGGCAGGCAAAGGGAGAAGGTCTCCCCTATCTAGTAGTCAAGAAGGGAAAGAAATAGTGGCTAGGTTTGATTTATCACAATACGCAACTGTTGAGGAAAGACTAAAAACATTCTGGGCTGATGAGAAGAACTCTGATGCTCGAATCATTACCCTGAATCACAGTAAAGATTCTGCGCTGTGGATTATCGAAACAAGAATTTATCTAACCGCTGGCGATCAGGCCACCGATTTACCAAAGACAACAGGTTGGGCAAGTGAGGCAAACTCCGATGCATTCGCTTTAGAGCGATGCGAGACTTCTTCAATCGGGCGTGCGCTCGCTAACTACATCTACTCAGGTTCAAAGCGACCAAGCAGGGAAGAAATGGAAAAGGTTGCAAGGATGGATTGGCTCGAAAGAGCTGGTAGTCTTGGCACAATCGAAGAACTGCGAGACCTTTATGCACAAGCTAAAGCCAACAACGCTT